GGTGTAACTATAGCAGATACGCTCGGACTTTTAGATTTTACATATTTTTTCAAATCATTAGGAACTACTTGATCATAAAGACGTAAACCTAATCCTACATTGTTGTTGGGATATTTATTCTGTAAAGTTCTATATAAGTTTATTATTATTTCTTCTTCTTTTTGTATTGTGTATACTGTGCTGAGCATACTGCCACCCTCTGATTGGCTGGATATTCCTCATTCATCTTAGGATCACTTAGGCATCGTTTCATGTAGTCAGCCTCTTTCTCGTTTGGTTTCGGTTTAGGTATTGGCATATCTCTGTTGTATTTGTTGAATTTTTTTAGCTCGTATCTGCTGGTCCACATTAGCACCAAGGCTCTTCTGTTGTGGATGCCTCCTGTATCTATATAGGTAACTGTTTGTGTACCCTAATTTCATACCGGCCTGTAGGCATCTCATATTGAATTCATACTCTTCTGCACAATCAAGTGACTCATCAAATAAACCAATGCGGTCAAAGACATCACGCCTGTACATCAATGTGCCTCCATGGATTACGTTCCGCTGCACCATCTGTTTCAATGATGGGCTTATGACATGAGGTCTATATACCTGTTCTCTTCCATCTGCCCAAAAATTAATGGCGCAACCATGTATGAAGTCATGACCATCAATAGCATATAGGCTATGCATTAATGAATTAGGTGTAAGCATATCATCATCACATAGGTATTTGACGTATTCACCGGTAGCTTGTTCGATTCCTCTATTCAGGTTGTATGCCACACCGTGATCACTCTGTGCATGGATTACCTGTATCTCACCGTTGTATTGCTGTTCACGGATTGATTGCTCAGCCTGCCTGAGGTATCCACGGTCAACCTTGTATGGGATGACTATGCTAATCTTTGGTAATTCAACAGCCATACCTTTGGTGCTATTTGTTCTTCATGTGAGCAATGCCAATCATGAAATGCTAATTTAAAATGTTCCCGTTGTAGGTTGAATGTATGGTATTGGTCCACTTCAATATCCATACCGGTGAGAATTATCACGTTCTGCCTTGCACACGCCTTAATCCGATCACATGCCCGGAAAAAATCACGGCAATTGTCCAGGACAGCAAACGCCACCACGGTATCCACCTCAATGCATGGCATTTCCTCAACTGCCATCTTGATAGTATCAGTACCCTCTACAGGAAAAGCATCTATGCCGATATATTCAATACCATCAGGCAGGCATGTTCTGAGATGTTGCGATCCACATCCCACATCCAGCACACTAAATCCATACCCACATTTACGCAGATGGCTGGCATAGTCTCTGATTGGACTGTCCAGCTTACGGTTGTCATCATTATGACCGTTTGCCAATCTGCGTGCAATTAGATTGATGGTTGCCAGCTCCCATCTTGACCTACTTACTTTCATCAATTATTTGTTTAATTCGTTTACCTGTTGCCTGAATGCTGTGTTTGTCATAGAATCCGGCATGTAGTTTTGTCCGGATGGCCTCAAATTCATCACGCTGTACAGCCAATGACTCAATTGCCTGAATGAATGACATCTCATCATTAGGTGTAAGGAATGGATGCTCACCATAAACATCCTCATATGCCCTCCTGTTTAGGTTGTTTGTCACTACCACACAACCCAATGCTGTTGCCTCAAATGCAGTAACACCAAAACAACCATAAGGCTGCCCATTTTGTGTCGGATTGAACAGCTCAATGTATATATCAGCCAATCCAATGCGATATAGATTCTTTGCATGTGGTTCTCTGTTTGTGTTTATATCAAGCTCAAACCTATCCTTGAACGGCTCAAGCAGTCTTTGGATAGTCTTTGTACCCTTGACTTGGTAATTGGATGGATAGTGTGCTATGCGTAGCTTGGTTCTGTATGGTCTTTGTACCGGCTCCAATGTGGTGTGAGGTGCCACATACATCATTGTAGGGTCATGCAGCAAGAATTCACATTGATCCGTGGCTATTGTTCTGCCTTGGTACAGGCTGTCATAATAGCGTTTGTTCATCCGGTACCTGGTACCTGTATGGTACACAACAATATTTTGATGTGCCATGATCAGCATGTAGGTCTTTTCACAGGAATGAAACAACTGTATCACATCATAATCAAGGTACCGCTCCATTATGTGCTTGGCTGTCACTACCTCAGATTGACTTGTGTATTGAAATGCATGCACTGACATGGTCCAATCATCACAATCAATACCAATGAACCTCAATGCCTGTGCATTGTTATGGCTCATGTTGGCATAATCAACAGATGATATATTCAGGACTCTCATATTTCCTCGGTCAATTCACGTATTTGAAGGAATGATTTGCAATAGGTATTGTCAATGAGACACACATACTCATCATTGTGTGCATCAAAGAATAGGAATTTAACCACCTCCCAATGCTTGCCATCCTCGGATGCCTCGCACATATCACCCATATCAATGTGTTTATGCATTGCTTAGCAACTCAATCAGTTCGGATTTCTTGTAATTACCTTTAAATCCCTTGCTGCTTGCCAATGCCTTTAACTCCTTGAATGACATCTCATCCAATGGTGCCTGTGTTATTCCTTGGAATGGTATCTTTTTGATGGCCGGCTGTTTTGGTTTGGACTCCATTGCAGCCACAAGATCACGCATGGCATTACGTATGCAGGTGCCACAGCTTATGTTTAATACCTTGTTCTGTGTATCCTTGTACCATGTAGCAAGTTCTGACTTGGTGACGTTGTTCAGATTGAATGAACGTGTACGGTTGTACCTATCCGCTTGCTGGTGTAAGTCTTTACTTATTTTCATAGATCAAAATTAAATCACTTATCAAATACGCTATAAAACTTATGCCCATCAGTTCCCATTCGGTGATCGCACATACCACTATGCAGGACCAAAATGCCAAACATGATTGGCAATTGAATGGTTTAAAATCAGGCAGTCTCATTGTCTGCAATGCACGGGCTACCCCTATGCTCATAAGAATGATGTATATCATGTTTCACTTGTTTAATTGCTTTATGTATTATGTTCAAAGATATGCCTGTCTCGGCTTGTATCTCTCTGTATGTCATACCATAAAGATACATCTTTGTAATCTCCTTACAAAATATGTCACTTTCATCTGATGGAGATTGGTCCATGTACTGATCCAGGAACATCCTGAGAGCTGATGGCTCAATATCATCCATATCAGCTGGCAGATAATCAGAAAGCTCCACCGTATTGGCAGAGCCTCTGAACATCTTATTGAAATCTGATTGGTACCAATTCCATTGGTTGTGTGCAAACCTTACAAAGGTACGTGGAAGATCCTCCTCCGGCACATTGTATTTATCCATGAGTATATACACATGACTGACCAAGTCCTCATACAAAGGATTTCCCCTGGTGATGGACTTAGCCAGCCTATATGCGTCAACCTTCCAAAATTTCACCTTGTGAATTTAGTAAAAAACGGAACGCCTTGTTGATAAATGACTCATTCATTTGCTCTCCACGCATGAATCTCCATAGTGAATGGTATGTGACATCCATATCTAAAGCCATGAATCCAATCTTGTACCGTGGTGTAATCATCTGAATCAGCTGATCACGTATCCATTCGGTCAATTCATAGTCCTTAGAAAGGGAGATCATCATCCTCCTGGGCTTGCTTAGGTGCTGCTTGATTACCTTGCTCATTGTTGAACTCACTTAGTTGAATACTCATAAACTTGTTGCCTGCCTTGGACTCCTTAATCCATGCTGCCAATCGTTTGCGCTCACCATTGATGGTGATGTTGCCGGTGTAGTCAGGTTGATTGCTACCCTGTGCCTTCTTGTCATTGCGGAACAATGCCCCGCTGTTGTCTTGGTTTTCCATTGTTTATTGGTTTAATTAATTTACTCGCTCAGGAAAGTATACCGGCTCATCAAAATAATGTAAATTGAGGAAGGTTTTTTCCGTTAATGCCTCAGCATATTTGAATGCCATCTCCGCAGCACTCATGTAAGGTTGTGGGCTGTCAATCTCATACCCATTACCATTGGCAGAAAGCAAGCCATTTAAGGCTGCAATCATTGCTTGTTGAAAGAATTCTTTTTGATTCATGTTATTTGTTTTTATGTTTATAAATTTTACCTTTACCTACCTCTGTGATGGTCACCTGCAGCACTCCCTTGCGTATCATGTTCATCTGCTTGGCTGCTCCATATGTCAAGTCAATCAATACACCGCTGGACTTAGGTAACCGGTCATTGACCTTCACCACAATCTCCTTATCAGACTTTGTATCTTTCACACATAGCAATGTGCCAAACGGAAGAGTCTTGTGTGCGCATGTCAGACTATCTGCATGGAATCTCTCACCGCTTGCAGTAAGCCTGCCTGTCCAATGTTCTCCATAATAGGTAGCCTTACCCTTAGATGAATATAGAAATGCGCTCAGAATGGCTAAAAATAGGGTCTTTATCATGAGTCCAATTGTTTAGGTGAATCAATACTCTTAAATAGTTCAGTCTTTGAGTCCAATCTGCCGGTGACTTTAATGAAATCAACCTCAATTTTTGCTGATTGAATAATCATGCTAGACAGATTCGCCACTGCATTGGCTTTTTTTATCTCATAATCCAACTGCTCAGGGCTTAATTGATCATCATCAATGCGCTCCAATGCGCTGAAAATGTGGTCACGTAGATCACTTAGCTTGTTTTTTGCCATGTTCTTGTATTTTTTTAGTTAACTTATTCTTTAATTTTACTATCTCCCTAAGGTCCTCAGGGATATTTGCTGCTGAATTTCTGAGCATGTTTTGCTTCATAGTAATCATTTCAAGATTAGATATATCACAATTCAGGCTATTGCCATCTTTAAATGCTATTATCATACCCCTTGGAATAGGACCATGCGCTTGACTCCATACATACCTGTGCAATAACTCCCAATGTCCTTTGGCTATCTTAATATATTTGTAAGGTATACCCGAAGTATCTGCTCTAACACTGATGGAATACATTGGTTTGTAATTGACAGGCACGTGTCCAGGAGGAAAGAATGTCCTTGACATCTGCTGATATATTTCAGGGCTTACTTTCTTTCCCTTGTTATGAGCTGTTTGACCTTTCTTAAATTCTGTTGCTGGATTATTTCGCACGCCCTTTTTGAATCCACCACATTTTGGATTGTCATACCAATCAGCTGGCTTTTTTATGTTGTTCTTGTTTGCTATCCTGTAGACCACAACCGCAGAGATGCCCAACACTTGGGCAATCTCATTGGCTGTGTTGGTAGAATACATTGACCGTACTGTATCAATCATGTGCTCAGTGTACTTCATTGGTCCAGCTTTGATTGTAATATCTCACCCTTGTATTGATGGTAATAATTCCAGGCAGCCTCCAGCTTGTGAATCATCTGCTCCTGCATATCCCAATCACGCTCATACTTCAACACAGTGATGCGTCTGAATGGCTCTACATGATCAGCCTGATGCAAATCAGGATATTCATATTTGCATAGGTCCGGATCTGTTGTGACCATGCAGTAAACAAGCTCAGCCTTTGGCTTATCATACAACCACATATATGCCTGCAGCTGAATCTCATACTCTTTCTTGTATCCTTCCGATGGTGTAGCTGGCCATGTGGCCCATGACCATGATGTCTTGATGTCAATCACCGTATCCTCAGTAAGGATATCACATTCACCTGACATGAACATCTTTTCCTCTCTGCCTTGATGCTTGACATAACGCTCCAGCCTCACCTTATTCAGCAGGTCAATGCTATCCTGTTCCTGTTGAATTCCCTTATCCAGGTATTTTGATACAATTTGATTCTTAAATCCAAACAGCTCCTGCTTAGCATTCAACCTCAGCATTGCCTTGGCTGTCTCAGATAGCACCTCTGACTTGTTCCGTGGTGCTGTCATTAAATCTCCCATTTGATGAGCTCTGACAATAGCATTCATACCGCTTCAATTAATTTAGTTTGCTCCTCAGTTAACTCATAATTGGATGTGAATTTCTCCACGGTCCACTTAGCTGTGCCATCTGCCAATGATTGGGCAAATTTCTTTACCAAGTCATCGGTTGCCTTTGGCTTGGATGGTGCTGCCTTGCTTGCACTAACCGCATCATCATCATCCGTTGTGCTAATGGACAGCAAGCTGGACAATGTGTACCTGCGAAAGTAAGATATCGCACTCCCCATCTGCTGTGGATTGGTAATGGCTGGCAGCTCAATGCTTGATTCAACCATATCACCGCTGTCAATGTCAATCAGCTGTGTAGTTACCTTATTGTCACTAATTGGCTGCATAATTATCAAGCCAAAACTAAATAGGACAGGTTCAACCGTGTCCAGGATAGCATTCAAATCGGCATACCTTGAATGATGTGACTGTGCATTCTTATACACCTTGCCGATTTCCCTCTTGGCATCCCATACCTTCCGATACAAAGATGCCTGTACTTCTTGTTTTTTCATATTACTGCTTGTTTGATTTGCACAAATTAAAGAAATTTATTTCACACTTGCAACAAAATTATCATACCAATCAATAAAACTATCCACATCACGGGCAATAATATAAACACCTCCTGCTTGTTCAATGCTTTCTTGGTATTGTTTCTGTGCATCTGATTGCCTATCCTTTCCATATTTTACCTCAATCTTTACGGATCTCCCTGCAATTGTAGCTGAGATATCAGCACTCCCCTTTGTTCCTGTGGTAGGTATGTACTTCCCTTTGCCAATGGTGCGCTCTCTACCATCAAAATCAGTGTATTTTTTTGGGCCTACAAACCTGCCCATGGTATTGATTCGCTCTGCTTGGTACCCATTAAGCTGAATGAATCGGATAATTGTCTTTGTCAACTCATTTGCTGATGTCTCTTTGAATGCAGAGAATGCCAGGCAATGCAATGGCACGCTTGGATATTTACTTTGTAGCTCTTTTAGTTCCAGCTCCTTGAGCCTTGCTCTTGTTTGTTTGTTCATCTTGTATCTGTTTTAGCATGTTATATACTGTTTTACGGCTTACACCCAACACCTCGCTGGCTGTTGTTTTGTTAAATTCAGGATTTGCTTTGTACATTCCTTTAAGCATGTTGTACTTATCTGATCCTGCTGCCCTTCCAGCCTGTAGCATTTCGTTTTTCTCCTTGACATCCTGCTTAACGAGCTTGCTCATATTGATGAAGTATTCAGATAGCTTCTCAGCACGTAGGATATTGTCCTTATTTACCACCTCCATCACATTGCCTTTCTCCAAAACGGTCCATAATGAATTGAGCAACAATGCAAATCGTGGTATGTAGCTCTTTTGTTTTGGCAACATGGACTTCATGTACTCATTTTCATCATCTGAATTCTGCATGTCGGTGAGCTTATCATGGATTCGTATCCATTCTTGATTGGCCTCATCACTAAATGTAACCGTGGTGCTTTCAATATCACCCTTATCTGACATCTTAAAATAGTACTTGTGTATCCGGTATTTTATTTGATGCACAATGGAGATCCATAGCTCAATCATTTCAGCAGGCATACTGTTGGCATTATAATGATTCACCTTTAATTCAGGATAGCTAATCAGAATTCTATCCACAAATCCATTCTCTTTGTTTTCACCGGTAGTGAATTCATCAAACACACTTGGCTGGATACCACCCAACACAGGGATCATTGGCTTATCCACAAATGCGCTCTTGGATGTCTTTCTGTTTAATGAGATGGAGGTACCGGACCATGAGGAAAGCCAAAATTCCAAGTCACTTCCCTGCCGGTATTTGTTCATGTCCTTAAACCATCCTGCCAGCTCATCCTTAAATATGCCAACGCTGTTTGGATTTTGCTCGTGTAGGTCAACCAATGCCTCCAACGTGATATCGCCCACAAGGAATTGCTTATTAACAGGCTTATCAATATGCTCTGCGTATTCCTTTTGCTTTTTATCCATGGCTTCATATTCCTTCCATTTGGAATATTGCCTGGCATATTCCTTCTGTTCACGGATATTCATCTCCCTCAATGGAAAAATAATCTGATTGATTGATGGTGTTTTACCGATGCCAGGCTTACCAACCACAGCAATCCATAAGGATGCCACCTCATTCCATCCCTGTTTGACTTGCATCTTTAGACTGTTGCCAATGATCACGGACAGCAACCATAGGAATGAGCTGCCCATGTAATCAATTGACAACCCCAATGTCTCAGCTGATTGCAGTATATAGCTCTGTACCTGCTGTGGAAATATCTCCACCGGAAAAGTTTGCCTGGTTATTTTCTCCTCCTTAGGCAGCTTAATTTTAGGCAGCTCCACCTTTGGCATGGCCCGGATACCAAAACCTTGCTCATACAAATCACGTGCTGCCTCGGTCATATTACCATCATGGTATTTGTATGCATAGATTGCAAACGGTGACAGCAATTGTTCTGCTGGATACCTTGTGCCTGTGCTAAATAGGTACATGCAGCCACTATCTTTGTACACATAACCTGAATGTGGAGAGCTTGCACCATGCCTGCGGATAATATAGGCATTGTTTGTGCGCCTTGTAATGTCAAATTCCTCACTGATTAAATCCATTGCTGTGAATTGACCATTGTAATCTGCCCATGGACTGATGCCATCAGTTTGAAATGAGCCACTTTTTGGCTCTTCTGTGGGCATATCTCCTGTGTAGTGATACGTTCGGCTTATCTCCCATATTATTTCACGCTCCTCAGGTGTTATGAATTGCATGTCATGATACCTGCGCTTGCTTAGGTAATTATCATACAGCACAACCATGCCACCCTCTCCCCTGGTTTCGATTATTGCTTGGCTTTGTCCTTTCAATGTGGCAATCTTTGTATTGCCGGACACCTCATAACATCGGTACAGTATGTGAAACCCTGCGTTCTTTGTTTTGACAATGGTCACCTTGGACTCCAAATCCTCAATATTGTCCTTTAAAAATTGCAGGTATTCAGCCCACCATTCCTTCTGTTCCTTTAATCCAACAATTACCTTGAGATCAACGTCAATACATTCCACGTCATTGTACCCACAAACCAATCCATACAGCGGTGCATCCAATGCCTCTACCTCATCCGGTGACCTGTGCTGTTTTTGATAAGGCAACCACTTGCCCATTGGCCTCTTATCATCATGCACAGGAATGATGCTGAAACCTTCACTTGCTAACTTCCTCAAATACGTTTTTTTCATGCTTACTTTATTAACAATTTACTGCTTAATTAACATTTGACCCAATCAAGTGTGTAAAATTACACACTTTTTACACACTGTTACACACTCATTTTACACACTAAAGTATCAGTATTTACTGATGTTACAGAGCAAAAGTGTGTAATTACACAGTGTGTAACGCCAAAAAATAAATTTTTCAAAATTAATCAGATTTTTTTTTTCTGAATTAGGAGGTGTGAAGTGTGTAATTACACAGCAGTTACACACTCCAATAAGCCCCTAAATTGATTGATATCCATGTCCTCAATTTTATCATATTGCTCCCGGTCAATTGGAAGATTCAGATACATAATTGCGGTGCCCTGGACATAGTCAATTTTACGCAGCCCGAAAATACTTTGATTCTCCATTAAACAGGTGAAATCTGCTCGTATATGCTTGATATATTGAAAATAAACAGCATCATTCATGTGTTCAAACATTCGTGCCATCTTAATGCCATGTAAAACGGTTGCATGATCCTTACCAAATAGCCTCCCAATTTGTTCCAATAGCATATATTTCCTCAATTCCTTGTAAATGTAGTACCGCTGGTAAACCAACTCCCTCGTGCGCTTAGGTGTTTTCAATCCATATCTGTCAATCAGCTTGACAATCTCATTCATCTTGTGTATCATATCTCCTCAATTTTTAAAATTAATCCGGGCCACATGGGAAATTTATCCCTGACATGACTGCTATCATATCCAAACATAACCATGTATCCGAGCTGCCATTCCTTTGGGCCTTTAAATTTGTAGGTTACTCTCCACTGTTTCATTGCTCTTCTTTAAAGGTTTCGTTGTAATATTGTTCAGCATCATCAGGATTAGGTTGGTCATCGTGTTTACCTAAATCATACCCATTAGCATACCCATTATCCCAAGCCTCTATTATCTGCTCTTTCTCCATTGCTTTGGCTTGTTCAATTAACCAAGGCGGTAAATCTGATTCAAGTATTGGCCATTGCTCAATCAGCCAGTCTATTGCTGTCTTTTTCATTTCTCTCTGCTTAAATAATGAACGATAAACCCAATAGCTGGAATTGCAACCAAGGCAATCCAACCAATCCACACCAATAATGCCCACCAAATCAATACGCAAACGCATCCGAGAGCTGTCCAAACAATTAAATAATTTTTCATTCTTTTTCGTTTAAAAGTACATCAATAACCTCCATGCAGTGAGCCAGCTTATCCTTTAATAATTGGATAATAAAATGCTCAGCATGCAAATGGTCTCTATATTTTACCTCCATATCCTTCAACCATTCGTTAATATCCTTCATGTGTTCTGCCTTATCTGCCATATTGCTCTAATTTAATCCTACAAATACGCATGTAATGGTCCAAATTAAAGGATCCACCCCTATCAAAACTTACACTCTGATCACGCCACCATTTGACTCTCATCACCAATGGTATTGCCGTGTGCTTTAATTCAACACTCTTCTGCCGGCTCTTCTTGCTCTTCCCAATAGTACCCATTTCCGTTACAATTTTCACATTCAACATCTTTTACACACCCACCACAACATGTGGATGCCGGACGACTGCAGGCACCAATGACCTCAATCCATCCTTTGCCTCGGCAATCTTCACAAGTTACCTCTATTTCGTACATAGCTCCTCAATATTTTTCATTATTAATCCATAACTGCGCAGGGTCACCTTGTAATTTGACTGAGCTGATGCAATCTCCTGCTCAATTCTTTCCCTTTCCTGTACGGTCATGGCTCGCTCATAAAATGATTCAAGGCTTTGTATCTCTTCATGGTATCTCATTACCATCTCCCACATATCCGCAGCAGCAGATTGCAGCTTTTTAATTAGGTCAACTGTGTTCATAGAAAGGTTTCAATTAATCCGATTGCAATTGACATAAGCAAACCCATCCCCAGGGCTTTCAATAATAGTTTTGTGAAATCATTCATACTGCTTGTTTTAAATTTGACATATGCAATGATAACATATTTTTTCATAACTGCAAAACTTTATTATTTTTTTTCAACAATTTTTCGGTTATGTGCATAAAAAAACCGGATCACTTGGACCCGGTTCAGCAGTAAATGAAAAAAACTAATTGAGGAAATTAGCGTTTTCTGCGCAACCTACCGAACAATGTCAGCAACTTACCCAATATACCGGATGTATCATTAACTGTTACATTCAAACCGCTCTCTGAACGCTCCAGCAATACATCCAATTTGTCAGAATCAATTTCAATTGTCACCTTGCCATCCTTACGTGTGACATTTACATCCACTTTCTTGCCATCAATGTGCAAGTTCAAATCCTTTTTTGGCTTATTCATGCAGGAAATTCATTAATTAAACAATAGCTTACAACCTTTTGATTGTCTTTAAACCAACTCATTAGCTGCCTATATTTTTCAGGATTGTTAGGCACCTGGCATCCTGCACTCCATGCATTGATGTCATGGCTGTTCAAATGGAAGTTTATACCATACCATCCTGGTATCTCAGGACCCAATTCCTCTGATTTGTTGTCCTTATCTCCATCCCTGTGGACTATCACCTTTCCACCACGCTGTAAAAGTCCTGCAATCTTATTCCTGTGCAGCCCATAATGCCATATGTCATAGTACCATTGATCCGCTTTAAGGATGGCAGCACCTTGCTTGTTGAATGATTCAAAGTTTTTTAATATGCTCACACCTGGATTGGTAGTGCCGGACATAACCATGACAAACTTGTCCTTATCAAACACATAGAATTTATCATCAAACTTATTTGGCACATCCTCATTTGAACGCACGCCAAGGATCCACCTACCTTTGGGAAATCCTTTGAATGATTTCAATGATGCTACTTTATCCAGCAGCTCCTTATCAGTGTATGCTTGTACCATTGGTATCCGCTTTAATTACTTTGTAAATATAGCGATATTTCGGTTGCAGATGTTCAAGACTATCCACTTTCTGATTGATGCTATCCACAGCCAGCTTATTTGACTCCTTTAAATTTTCAAGATATTGCTCTGCTTTAATGGTTATTTCATCCTTGGCTGCCCTCACATGATCATGTTTAGGTACCGGTGCAAACATCAATGCCACTGCACCAACAATTGTGGTGATAATTAGTGCCTTATTCTCCATCATTTTAAGCGGTCTTTAAGTTGTTCCTGGAATACTATCTCCTGCAATAGCTGTTTATCTCTCACACGCTCCTGATCACACTCATTGACCTGCTTTTTTAGGCTTGTGATTTCTCCATCCTTTGAGGTGATCAATACCCTTCCAAGATAAATCAAGCCAACTAACAACACAAAAAACATGTATGTAAATGGTGACCTTACAAAGGTCCTAAAATTTAGCCTGAAAATTGGTTCCTGCGCCATGTACGTGTTTATACGTATTTATGCGCAGCTGTTTTAAATTACACCATAGATGCGCAAGCTATTCACCACAAAGGTTGCATTGCTTACATTTTGAGTCCTAAGCTCAATTAATGCACCTGCTGTGATGGCCTCGCTGTATTTTATTGCAATACCTGTACGAATGTAATCACCTGCACCTGTTGCGCTGTTTACATTCTCAACAATTCGCTTAACTACACCACCAACATAAATGGCAAAATCACATGTACTAAGTACGTTTTGACCTGAAAAGAATTCACATTCACCCTCAATGACAATGCGGCTGTATGTATTTGCTGCTAATGTGTAACTCTTAACGGTAAATGCTGTACCTCCGTTATCATTCACCTCATTTGCATTGATTAAAATCATAGTACCTGCAGGAGGATTGACAACTAAATCACCGCTGCCAAGCAATGTAGTGCCGTTTACAGTCTTTATATTTGTACCGGATACCAACGCATTTTGCTTACCATTCCAAGTTGATTTCTCTGTATCGGTTACAAATCTGTTGTTGCTATCCTGTGTCACCTTTGTGGCAGCCACATCATTAATTTTGGCATTGGTCACAGCAAGATTGTCAATGGTCCATGTAGCTCCTGATCCACTCACGGTGATATCACCCTTATCTCCATCTGATACACCTGTACCTGTTACGGTTAAATCACCTGATCCCAATACAGATGCACCGTTGATTGTCTTAATATTTGTACCGCTGATCAATTCAGCCTGTTTATTATTGATTTTATCTGTAAGGTCTTCAAAAATATTGTACATCAGAATATCTTTGTGAGGATCATTGACTCAGTATATATGGTATTGCTGGCATTATTACTGCCCCATTGGGCCGTGATATCCAAGGTATTTCCAACCGTTGTATCAAATGTGGTATTATTTACAACGCTGAAATCAGTACCCTCAAATTGATTGGCATTCTTGCTGTATGTAAATGTACCAAATGAGGCAACAGATGCAACCCCTGCAACGCCAATTGTTCTGATTGTAAACCTTATTTCAAGATTCCAATGCCTATTGGTTACCTGTGCCATGGAGATGGCTCCTGTATCTGCCAATATTACACTGCCCGATTTGATACGTATTTGCAATGTTTGATTATTTGCTGTGGATATGTGACCTCCTGTGGTCACCATAAAGCTATCACCAATTGCAAACCCATCAGCAGGTACAGTCAATGTACCCTCACCTCCATCAAGGAGAGTGCTTTCAACCGTGGTAG